ACGTTTACCATTTACGACGTAGACGGCCTTTTTAACCCATTCGACGAAACAGGGCCGTACTACAACACACCCGACGCACTACCCGGCCTAGCCCCATTACGAGCCGTGGAATTAATCCGCTACGACGACAACGACACCCCGCATTACCTTTACCGCGGCAAAGTAGTCAACTACGACTACAACTTTGCTTTAGACGGCATAGACACCGTTACGGTTTATTGCGCCGACAACTTTTATTTGCTTAGCCAAACGTTTATGGACGAACTAAACGTTGGTGTTGAAACATCGGGCGAACGCATAGAAACTGTTTTAGACCTACCCGAAGTTGCATACCCAACTGGCGCCGCTCGAAGCATTGACGTTGGCACCGTAGACCTAGGCCACGACGCCGCTTACACGGTGCCGGGCGGTACAAACGTTTTAGGGTATTTGCTACAAATAAACCAAACCGCAGAATTTGGCCGTTTTTTTGTGTCACGTGGTGGGGTGCTGATCTTTACCCCACGTGTAGGAACGACGCTTAGCGCCCCGGTAATTGACTTTATGGACGACGGCACAGGCGTACCATACGACGGCTTGGGTATCACGTTTGAAGCGGACGCGGTAACCAACCGCGTTTACATAGAAAACCTAGGCGGCGCAAACGCGACGGCCGACGATCTCGCAAGCCAAGCCGCGTTTTTTGTGCAGACATACAGCATTACCAACAGCCTTTTGGACGACACCGAACTAGCAGCCGCAGCAACCTACCTTTTAGACGGAACCCCCGAAGCGCGCTACAACAGCGTAGAAACCGTATTTGGTGCCCTAACCGACGCCCAGCGCGACACCGTGGCCGTTGTAGACATTAGCGACACCGTAAGTATTCAACGCACGTTTATTACTGGCAACACAACAACGACGCTTGCCCAAGAATTAGCGGTAGAGGGTGTCGAGCATGAGATCACATTGAACGGCCACCGCGTATTGCTATTTACCAGCCCTACGACGATTGTTTATGAACTGATACTTGACAACGCCGAATTTGGAATTATTGACGCGCTAAACGTGCTTGGGTGAATTAGGCTAAAGACATGGGCGCGAACGCACAAATAGCAGTACCAGCATTTACCGCAGGTCAAGTACTTACGGCAACACAACAAACGCAAATTAATACGGGTATACCTGTTTTTGCAACTACGGTTACGCGTGACGCGGCTTTTGGTGGCACCGGTGAAAAGGTACTTGCACAAGGCCAATACGCCTACATAGAAGCAACTAGCACGTTGCAGGTTTACACCGGTAGCGCATGGGTCGCGGTAGGCGGCGGTTTAACGCTTATAAAAGCACAAACAATTGGTGCGGGTGTTTCAACTGTGACCGTAACTGACGCATTTAGCGCGACATATGACACTTATTTAATGACTGTTTCGGGTGGTGTTGCTAGCGCCGACACTTCTTTAGTCCTTACTTTAGGTGCAACTACCACAGGTTATTATTGGGTGGGAAGTTCCCAACAATACGGGTCTACAACATTGAATAGCACATTTGTTAATAACGGTGCTTCTTTTGCATCAGTTGTTTACGGTTCAACAAATGCGCTATCGGGGCAATGCGTTATAGATAACCCATTTTCGGCAAAAAGAACAATGGTGCGCTACGAAGCAACGGGTAGCAGCACTACCTATTTTAGAAACCAAGCGCAAGGTTTCCTTGATAACGCAACGAGTTACACCGCGTTTACTTTGACAACAACTTCAGGAACAGTTACGGGCGGCACTATTCGCGTTTACGGATACCAAAACAGTTAGGTAAAAACATGGCTTATTTAGTGCAAATAGACGATTTAGTGCGCGAAGCAACACCAGAGGAAGCGGCCGCAATTGAAGCACAACAAGCAGCCGAACCAAACCCAGTTTCTTAATGAAATGGCGTTACATGATCGGGTACGCGCTTTTAGTTGCCGTAGTAGTTTGGGGTTGTAGTGGTTGCACAGTTTCTAAAACGAATATCGAATACCAATGCTTTACAAAGGCCAGTTGTGAATAAAACACCCGAACAACATCACGCTTCACTAATCGTATTTGTCGGCCGTTTAATGGCCTTGTGTTTTACGTTTACCGTCATGGCATTTATATACGGAATTTTATTCGTAGACCAGCCTACGGAACAGGCCCCAACTGACGCGCAACTAATTGACCTTTTAAGCACGTTGCTGGTTTTTCTTACTGGCACACTTAGCGGCCTTGTTGCGTCCAATGGACTTAAAAGCAAGCCCGGAACAACAACCGAATAATGATTGCTAAAGCCAAACCTAACGTTGTAGGCGCTCGAGATTACATAGGCAACACCGACGGCCCAGCAAAGGGTAAACGTGCTGGCACCGAGGAATGGGTACGCCAAGCAATAAAGTATTCAAACGGCGCGTTATGGAACAACGGCACCTATGGCCAGCGCGACATTAAAGGCAAGCCCGGCACAATGTCAGTACATGCAACAGGCCGCGCTATGGATTTGTCCTACCGCAAAATGGAAACAAAAGGCATTAAAGAAGGCCGCGCCGTTTCTAAGGCTTTTATTGACCGAGTACTAGCCAACGCAAACGCTTTCGGCGTACAAATGGTTATTGACTACTGGCCCAAACCGTGGGGCGCGTCATGGCGTTGCGATCGCCAAGCGTGGAAAGTGTACGAAACAAAAACCGTTTCAGGTTCACCCGGTGGCGATTGGTGGCACCTCGAATTGTCGCCAGCGTTTGCCGATAACCCCGACGCCGTAAAAGCCATATTTGAAGCCACGTTCGGGGTATCCACAACCGCGTAACAATCGTTGGCTAGGGTTTTCGTACCGACGGAAAGCCCAATTTATGACCGAGCCACAAACCTTTATTTACGAGTGCTACATAACAACCCTTGAAACAGGGCAGCAAGTTATGGTGCAACTATTCAGAGACCCTAAAACGTTTGATTGCCTACACGTGCAAATGGCATTTAAAAGCCCAGCGTCCGGCACGTGGGGTAACCCTTACCAAATGGAAAGCCGCAACAAATGAACTTGCTACTTAACCACAGGATAACCACAGGCATAATTGCCCTAATTTTGGTGCTTTCAATCGCTTTTGGCTTTAGTAATGCACAGGCCCCCGAGCCAAGCCCACAGGTTGTACCAGCCGTGTTGCCGTCCACCACGACCACTACCACCACATTGCCCGCATTGGTCACCACATGCTCGCAGGTTGCGACATTGGCCGTTGCCGAAGGATTACCGCAGGCCGAACTAAAAACAGCGTTAAAAGTGGCCGTTCGCGAAAGCCTTTGCACAAGTGACGCTTTCAACGCCAGCGACACAATGGGCGGCAGCGCTGGCATTTACCAAATAAATTACTTTTGGTGCAAACCCTCGACATACTGGCCTACCGGCTGGTTGCAAGCACACGGCATTTTGCAAACGTGCGACGAACTATTTAACCCAGTAACAAACACAAAAGCCATGGTTGCCATTTGGAACAACAGCGGTTGGCTACCATGGAAAACAGCAAACTAAATGCAAGAACAGCCCTACCCCGACAACACCTTAAGCGAGGAAACCCGACGCATGTTAGACCCGACACAAAACGCAATAACCAAGCACCAAATGGCCGTGTTTGATCTCATAGACGAAATTTGCAGACCAGCACACATACCGTACAAACCAAAACACGCAGACCTAATAGCCCGACTAAAGCGCGTTGCAACAGACCTAGATTTAAGCGGCGACGCAACAGGCTGGCAAACCGTTAGCGAGGCTATCGAAGCGTTAGGCGGTTAACCGTGGTGCAAATACGTTTAACCGACAACGAAATAAACTACGCCTACGCGGTAGCGCAACTACGTTTAGATTGGGCAGACCAAGCCGGCGCCAAACATAACTACGGCATACAGCCACCGGACGCGCTAAAAGCACACAAGATTGGTTGTATAGGTGAAATGGCGTTAGCCAAACATTTACGCATTGCATGGGGCCACACGTACTACGACAAACACGCACACGACGTTGGCGGT